TTCCGATCTTTTCAACACATAGCTGATCAAATTCTAAACAGAATACCTGATGATAGAAGAATTAAAAAACAATGGTCACCTCGTCCGGAATCAGGAACCACACACCATATAACTTCTATTGAAGATGCACCATTACATAAAGGTGATTGGTTAATATTAGCTAGAACTAATGATAAACTTACAAAATTAAAACCAATACTAAAAGATATGGCAATTTACTTTGAAATTAAAGGTAGAAAGAGTTATAAGACAAGATTGTATACAGCAATTAAAAATTATACTAGGTGGACTAACGGCGACAAACTTTCTTTGTCTGAGTGCAAAGATTTATTTGAATTTTTAGAATTAGAATGGGTGTCAACAGAAGAAAGAATGTATGATTTGCAAGAGTTTGGTTTTACTTTTAAGCAAACTTGGCACGAAGTTTTTAAATCAGATCCAGAAGAAAATTTATACATAAGAGAAATGTTGCGATCAGAAGAAAAATTAAACAGTCCTGCAAGAGTTAAACTATCAACAATACATGCAGCTAAAGGTGGTGAAGCAACAAACGTATTATTAATTTTAGATAACACAAAAAAAATAAGAGACGCAATAGAAAAAAATCAAGACAAATATGATGAAGAGCAAAGAGTTTGGTATGTAGGCGTGACACGTACAAAACAAAATTTATATATACTAACAGCTAAACAGGAGGATAAAGGTTATGACATCGAAAGTTTGGGATAAGCAACACGGCGGGAGTCACTATCAAAATTTTAAGATTCAGCCCAGCAAGTTTGTAGTGGAGAATGAGTTGTTATATCCTGAAGGTTGTGCTATAAAGTATATTCTTAGGCACAGGCTGAAGGGAAAGAAGGAAGACATATTGAAGGCAATACATTTTTTAGAAATGATAATCGAAAGGGACTATGGAACCAAATAATCACATACCAGAGTACATGGGTCTGTTTACATGTTTGTGTCTTCTTTGTTATTTAGCAATATGAAGATTCCTAAATTTGAAGCACAGACTGAGTGGGTAAAACCAACTGAGTTTCCAGACTTACGTAATGTTGATGAAATTGCAATAGACTTAGAAACAAAAGATCCTGATCTAATTAAAAAAGGATCGGGTTCTGTTATCGGTAATGGAGAAGTAATTGGTATTGCTGTTGCAACAAAACATTACAAAGGGTACTTTCCAATTGGCCATGAAGGCGGTGGTAACATGGAGAAAGCAAGAGTCTTATCTTGGTTTAAAGACGTTGTAGAAGCACCATCAACAAAAATATTTCACAATGCAATGTACGATGTATGTTGGATTAGATCATTAGGTTTTAAAGTTAACGGTGACATTGTCTGTACAATGATTGCTGCAGCTGTAACTGATGAAAACAGATTTCGTTATGATCTCAATAGTTTGTCGTGGCATTACCTGGGTTATGGTAAGAACGAAGCTGCACTTGCAGAAGCTGCATCTGAGTGGGGTATAGATCCTAAAGCAGAAATGTATAAACTTCCGTCCATGCATGTTGGTGCATACGCAGAACGAGACGCAGAAGCAACGTTTGGTCTATGGCAGGAAATGAAAAAAGAAATTATTAATCAAGACCTAGAAGATATATTTGATTTAGAAACAGAATTGTTTCCATGCCTTGTAGATATGAGATTCAAAGGTGTGCGTGTAGATATAGAACGTGCACATCAAATGAAGAAAGAATTTAAAACAGCCGAACAAGATTTACTTAACAAAATAAAAGGTGAAACAAATATTGATACCCAAATATGGGCAGCAAGATCTATCGCAAATGTATTTGATATCTTAAGATTAGAATATCCAAGAACAGAAAAAACTGAAGCACCTAGTTTTACAAAAAATTTTTTACAAGAACATAAACATCCTGTTGTAAGAATGATTGCGCAGGCAAGAGAAATAAATAAAGCACACACAACTTTCATAGATTCTATCTTACGTCATGAACACAAAGGTAGAATACATGCTGAGATAAACCAACTCAGATCACAAACCGGGGGCACGGTGACTGGTAGGTTCTCCTACCAGAATCCGAATCTACAACAGATTCCTGCAAGAAATAAAGATCTTGGACCTAAGATAAGGTCGTTATTTATACCCGAGGAAGGCTGTAAATGGGGCGTATTTGACTATTCTCAGCAAGAGCCTAGGTTGGTAGTGCATTATGCTGCTTTGTACAAATTACCATCAGTATATGATGTAATAGAAGCATACGAAACAGATCCTAATTCAGACTTTCACCAAACCGTAGCGGACATGGCAGAGATACCTAGATCACAGGCTAAGACTATAAACCTTGGTCTATTCTATGGCATGGGTAAAGCTAAATTACAGGCAGAGCTAGGAGTTACAAAAGAAAAAGCTGCAGAATTATTTAATACTTATCATAACAAGGTACCATTTGTTAAACAGCTTATGGAGAAAGCATCAAACAGAGCACAAGACCGAGGACAGATAAGAACTTTACTTGGTAGACTGTGTAGGTTTCACTTATGGGAGCCTAATAGTTTTGGTATGCATAAAGCTATGAGTCATGAAGATGCGCTCAGGGAACATGGACCGGGAATAAAAAGGGCATATACTTATAAAGCATTAAACAAATTAATTCAAGGAAGTGCAGCAGACATGACAAAAAAATCTATGTTAGAATTGTACAAAGAGGGAATTGTACCACATATACAAATACACGACGAATTAGATTTATCAATTGAAAGTGACGCACAGTCAAAAAAAGTAATTGAGATTATGGAACAGGCTGTTACTTTAGAAGTACCCAATAAAGTTGATTATGAACATGGAAAAAATTGGGGGGAGATAAATGACTGATGGCTTATTTAAACGCAAACATACCCGTCATAGAGTGTTATGTCAGAGGTAACTATCTAAGAGATCAAAAAGATTCTCACGATAAATATTTTGAAGTTGGAGTATTTGGTTTTAGTTCTATACCAAATAGAGTACCATTGTTTCATTTCTTAATGGAGGATGGTGGCCTATGGTGGCGAGCACCTATCACTGCATTCTGTACTAAACCTGGAGTAAAGGAACTACCACTTGATGAGGTAGTTATGTGGGATAGCTTTAGTTACAATGTAAGTGTCACAACTTTTTATGAATTAGCTGGAGCAACAATGCAGTACACGTCAAGACGTAAAGTAAAACGTAAAGGTAAATATTTATTTACAATTGACTGGTGTGCAGGGGACTTTAACGAGTTAAATTTTGGTTATGCAGAGAAACCAGACCAGCATAAGTGTGGTCATGTATTAGAATTAGAAGACGGAAACTTTGCAATACAACCTAATAACAGGCTTAAAATGTTTGATGCATCAATGGGTGTGGACCCAAACAAAAACTTGATTAATAGGTTAGTAACAAGTAAGATATACTCCGTAGAAAATTCAGCTAAATGGATAACGGACGAACACGAAGAAGGAAGTTATGATTATAAGCTGAAAAACTTGGAGGAAGACAATGATAAATAAATACAAAGATAAATTTATGGTCTGGCAACTGCATTACAGAACAGAGATTGTGTGTGCTGTGGTCGGATTTATATTAGGGGCTATTATATTTTAGTTTATGCCCGATGAATTTAGTAGATCTATTAAAGAAAAATATAGTAATGGTGCCAGTGGTTGCTTCTCTTGTAGTAGGAACGTTTACTGGAGTTCGTTATGTTGTTAATCTTACAGATAGTATTAATTCATCAGAACAACAGCTCATAAATCTCGAACGAGATCTTAAACAAGCTCAAAAAAATATTGCAGAAATAAATACAAGATTGTCTTCGGCCGAAGCAACATGGCAGATGGCAGAAAATTTATATAGACAGTTAGCGGATCAAGTTAGAGAAAACAGTTATGATATTAAGGATCTAAGCAGGTAATGTATTATGGAGATAGCCAGGATGAATTACTACTTTACAGGCATATTAATTATACTGCTAACTCTGTTAGCGTTTTGTGTAACTCCAGCGTATCCAAGAAATGAGTACCTCAATGACGGTACTAATACTTGCAGTACTGGTTCTTTTGACGTATCAGTCGAACAACGAGAAGAAGACTATAACTACAATCATTATGATCCTTCTAACAATTATAACAGCCCTCGTGATAATCAGTCGATAAGACTTACCTGGAGAAAGTATTTAGGTTCAGCCTGCACAAAAGAATTTAGAGAAGTGCAAACAGAAAATGCACAACTAAAACAACAATTAGAGTTGATGAAAATGTGTGGAAAAGTCAATAATAACCCCACTATTCAACGTAATCCAAACTTCGCATTGCTAGTACAAAAATGTTCTGGTATAATAATTCCTGAAAATAAGAAGCCTGACAACAGTCATTGGGACGATCTGAAAGATAGTTATAAGAAAGAAAATCCTAATATAAAACTAATGGGCGACAAGTTTATAGGACCGAATGAGCAATAAACCATTAAAAATTTCTGAGCAAGCTGCCGTGCAGATGCCGATGAAGACGGTTGCTTCTTTGATTATGATGGTTGCAATTGGTACCTGGGCATACTTCGGTTTGCATGAGACACTCAATCAACACAGCACAAAGATAGAGTTGATGCAAAAAGATTTAGAAGCTAACTCAGAGTTTAGAATCAAATACCCGCGTGGAGAACTTGGTCAATCTTCCGGGGAGGCCGAGCTTTTCATGTTGGTGGAGCATATCGCAGGTTTACTGGAGGATATTGAAGCAGAGGTAAAGGGTATGAGAAACAATGCAGTTAACATAGATTTTTTAAAATCTAGAACAGAAAAACTTACAGAAGATGTAGAGGCATTAATTAGAAACGGGAATGGTCACCAATGATAGAGATTGTATTTGCATTAATACTTGAATTAAAGGGCACTATGATAGAACACGTTTATAAAGACTCTTTAAAAGCATGCCTTTATTCAAAACGCATAGCTAAACAAGAAGTAAATCCAGAGCGAGTAGTCTTTAAATGTAAAAAGGTAAAGGCAGAGACAGAGGTCTACCAAGATAGAAAAAGAATTATAAGAATAATAGAGTAGTGAAGAAAGCCAATAAAAAAAGAAACCCTGTCGCAAGACAACTTAGACATTTTAAACAAAAAGTGATAAAGAATAAAAAGATATATGATCGGAAAAATCTACGCAGAGATAGTTAATGGTAAATGTCCAACGTGTGATGAGTTTACAATGTTGGTTGGTATTACAAATGAATACTATCGATGTATGAATTGTGGTGCAGATTTACAACAACATATAAATGGTAAGATAACCTACCTTCCTACAATGGCTACACGTAAAGATGGTAAATTATATGTTAAAGAATGGGTAGATAAATAGTGGCCCGACAAAAATTTACACACTTTGTCCCGAGAGATAAACCTAGAAAAAGACCAAGACGTCATTCAAAATCGTTAAATAAACACGCCAAAAGATCGTATAAAAAATACAACCGACAGGGCAGACCACAATAGACTTGACAAATATCCCATAAGATACTATATAGAAAGCATGAAAGAAATAATAGAATATAACAAGAGTTTGTTAGAAATTGCAGATCAAAAATTAAAGCGGTTGATCGAAACGGATTATAATAAAAATCATCCGGGTCCATACTTTGATATGGTTAATAAACAACTTGACTACGTAAGCACGCTTAAAGAAAGGATAATACTTTTAAATGAGAGAGAAAAAAATAATAATAAGTAGTAAAGACATAACACAAAAGCAGTGGTCTAATCTGGTATTAGAATTAAACTTGGTTCGAAAAGCCTGGAAGAATTATGCAAAGCTAGAGCTACAGGGACCGGGGATCAGGAAAATCATAGCCTTTGGTACAAGAGTTGGTGGAGAAGATGCAAAAAAAGATTGATGATGCAGCTAACATGTGGAACAAAACTAAAGATCCACAATACAAAGATCTTTGGTATAAATTAATAAAGGAGTATGTAGGTGGATCTTATAATTTTAAACGATGGAATGTATCAATTAATTCCTGTCACAAAGCAAATGATGGAACATATGTCTTTGTTGGTAGACGAAATAGACCTGTTCGATCTATGCGACATACTAAGAATAAAATTAACAACGTATTATGATTATCCTATCAACGCTCATGTAATGAACGATGGTAGTGGTGACTTTTACGGTTGTATAATGAATTAGTGAAAAGGACCTCCGTCCATACAACGCCTCGCGCTAGTCCCTGTACGGCAACCTAAGAAGCAGCAATTACTGTGGAGGTGTGGAGCCTTTGCTCTCCTGGGAGTACGTGCACGGAAACCAGGAGGGTTGTATGATTATGTTTCTGTAACTGGTTGACAATAAAATTTAATGTGAGCGTATAATTCGTTAACATTTTTTGGACCCATTTCGGCTAATTTTTTAGAAGCTTCACCATAACCAAATTGTAAACATTCATACATCGTATCAAATCTTGTAGGCCATTCGTATGGAGCGATACATTGACCACTCATTCCTGAACACATTATTAAAATTAAAACAAATTTCATTGACACCTATTGTAAATTGTGAGATAAATCCCATATGATAAATTTAAGAAAGGAGTATATCACATGACCGATATAACAAAATATAAAAATGTATCACTGAGTCATAAAACATATGATCTCATTGATAAGATAAGAAAAGTAATACAACCAGACACAGTGCTAAGTAGATCACAAACTATAAGTATTTTAGTAAATGAGAAAGCGAGGAAACTGAATGGCCAAATCAAAAAAAGATAAAATTATATGTCCAACCTGTAAAGGTAATGGATTTGTAAGAGTACCGTACCAATTAGCAAAAGAAGAAGTGCATGCACAATGTGGTGTGTGTGATTCAGAAGGAGAGGTTGATCCAAATGAGATTGACAATGTTATTGTTGATGCTGATGGCATTCACAGGTTGCAATAAAAGTATGGAGATAAACCCATGGACCACAGTAGTAAAGGAGGTACTATTAAATGACAAGTAAAAATGAAAGAGGATCTAACGATCTTGAAGAACAAATCGACCAACTGAAAAAACAAAAAGAACTTCTACAATTTAAGTGTAGACAAGCAGGTAAAGCAATTCTTGAATTAGAAGTTATAAAAAATAGTTTAGTAAAAGAAGTTGATAGATTGTCAGAAGAAAACACTAATTTTAAAATTT